AGCGGCACTAGCGCCACCACTGAATGCTCTTTGAATTTGCATAGCAGTAGTTTCAAAATCTAAACCAGATATTGCCGCAACATTACCTGTTATTTCTAAAACTCTATTTAAATCTTGTGCGTCTTTAGCTACAACTGCTAATGAGCCTGATGCTCTAGTTATTGCTTCTAATGAAAACGGAACTTTACCTGCAAATTTGGTTAAATTGTTAAAGGCAACTGCACCTTGCTCAACACTTCCAAATAAGAATTTGAAACGTACTCCAAGACTTTCTACTTCCTTACCTACATTTACTATTGACTTTATTGCTAATCCTGCTCCTAAACCAATAAGAGCATTTTTAAGATTTAGTACAGATGATTTTGTTTTATTGAGATTACCTTGAACAGAATTAAGGGCTTGTTTGCTCTTATCTTTAGCAAGAATATTAATATTAAGATTTTTATCTGCCATGTTTCATCTTCATTATTCGTTGTTGTCTTTCGCTTTCTTCTAATTTGATTTCAAAGTACGATAGCCACAACATAAACTCATTAACAGGCATTTGCAATACTTGTGATACAGTCATATGTAGTCTTTCAGCTAGTGAAAGAACATTATAGATTTCTGGTGTTTCTTTTATTTTTTTTTTAAAGCGTTGGGTTCTTCAGTTGCCATAATTTGCGAAGATACCTTTGCAATCACATCTGTGTCTGCTTTAACTTTAAAAGGTAATTTATGTTCCATAGTGAACATTTTATCACCATCTTTAGTAAGTGATTTTTCTATAATAACATCAATAAGGACATTGAGATCACCACCTTCACTACCTTTAAATATTTTAGATTTTTCTAGCATATTAAAAGGTTTAGAATAAATAGCTTTATCGCCTACTAATCCCCACTCTGGCACTTCAATAATTCTTGTTTCAAGAGATTCAAAATGCCCTTTGACTCCTTCAAAGAAGTCTATTTTTTCAGATGTCATTAATTATTGTTAAACAGTACCTATTGTTAATGCGCCTGTGCCTTGAAAAGCAACAGTTCTTGTAGTTACTCCATCAAGTGATACACCAACTGACATTGAGGTTATAATACCTGAACCTGCGAATGATTGGTCACCAGATGTATTTCCTTCTGGTAATAATGTAAAACTAATTGATGCTCCTGCGTCTAAAGTTTCTTGTGCAGTATCAGTTTCGTCATAGTGCATGTCTATTGAACCACTGTATGCAGTTCTACCTGCTAGGTATGTTTTTGCAGAATTGCCAAGACTTGTATCTTCAACAACGTCTGCTGTGGTGTCGATTGAAAAACCTGTGACTGATCCAATTACATCACTACCTGCTTTTACAACACCTTCTTTTCCATGATGTGCCATTTATATTACTCCTTTGTAATAGGTTTATATTCTTCTTTTTTAACTTCTTTTGGTTTCATTTCAACTTTTTTTTTCTCAACCTCAGAAGATTCTTGAACATAGCCTAGTTTCAAAAACTTATCAAGGCTATTGGGATTGATACAAACAATATCATTTCCTTTTGTCATTATTATATCTTTAGCCATTATGCAGTACCTCTTGTAAATTCATATAAAACTCTTACCACAATTCTTACTGCTCCAATAGGAAAAAGTACACCTTCATCAGCTGAAACATCAACTATTTGTGTATCTATAGCGTTACCATTTCTCGTAATATCGTTATCAAGTGTTTCTTCAACAACTTCTACTAATTGATTTCTAGCAGTATCAATATTTGATGTAGTTCCTTTTACATAACCAATTAATACAAAATCAATAGTACCAGATCTTTTGCCTGTACTATTGCTACCCATACTAAAATCTTCTCTTGTTTCATCACTTGTTGAAATAAAAATCGCAGGAAATTGTGCATTTGATAAATCTTCAACCAAAAATGGCTCTCTTGTTATTTTTTTGAATGTGATCGGTGAACTAACTGCAGTCAATTTTGTTATGATATCACTTGCTATATCTTCTCTTTCACTCATAGTCCTAATCCTTTTAGTATTAATTCATTAAATTGTTTTTGTATTTGTGATTGTTCTTTTTTACTTATTCTAAAGAATTGTCTTTTAACTTTGTTTTTACCTGCTCCAAATAAATCATGATATGAAGCTTTGTCAGTTGCGTCCTTTGATCTAAAAAATAATTCTCCTTTACTTCTTGATGATTTAAATGTCAAAGCACTAAACATTTGCCCTGTATCAGTAAGATCAACAACACCAGATTGTTTTCTTCTTGCTCTTTTATTCTTTTTAGAATAGGGAGCAAACTTTTTACCAAATGCATCTATGCCTTTATTTTGTGTTCTATTTTTTATTGAAGCAACTTCAAACGCAGAGACTTTAGCCAATGATCTTTGAACAAGTTGTGGCATTTTTTTAACTAAAATACTAAAATCGTTGGCTATCTCAGCACTGTTATCAGTAAAGGTAATTTTTGCTACCATTATCTAACTAATCTTAAATGGTGTATTGGCTCTTTTTCACTTGTTGATATTGAGCCATCAGAGTCTTCATCATATTCTACTCCATCTCTCAATACTGCGTTAAATTCTTCTGCGTATTTGGCTCTGTAAAATTCTATTTGCACTTGGAAAGCGTCTGCTTCACCATCTGGTGTTCGCCATTTAGTAAGTTGTGGCATTATATATTCTGCTAGTGCTTTGTAGACTACACATCTAACCCATTGTGCATTTGTTAATTTTGAACTGTCTAATTCAATAGAAGTAACTTTTGTAATATCTTTATATCTTACTGTGTGTCTATATCTTTCCCACCATTCCTCACGAATTTGTCTAATGACATCATTCTCTGCGTGTTGTAATTGAGTGTCAAAATCATCATCACCATATGTGGCAATATCTGGTTGATACTCTTGAACATGAGATAATGCTACTGAAAATTCTGTGGTTGCCATTATTTATCTTTCTTTTTCTTTGGTTTGTCTACCTTATCAACTTTAGGCTTATCTTCAACAGGTGTAAAACCTCTTAATGCCCATGTAGTTTTATTTCTTTCATAATCAGCTTGTGGTCTTTCAATAATCTTTTTTCCATTAGTTAGTTTCATAATATTCCTTTCTAAACAGGTGGGGGATTAACCCCACCCATAAAAGTATTATTATTGGATTGATGAGTCTGCAATTACTTCAATACCATATGAATCGTGTAATTCGCCAACACCATAGACTGCTGTTGCTACGATTTCATCAGCACGAAGAGAAGCGTCTCTTTGTGTTTCAATCTTAATGTCTTGCATCATAGCGAGAGCAAGTGCATCTTTGTGGAACATTCCACCTTTATAGTCACCTGCAGTACCTGTGTTTGCCATGTTGCCTGTTTCAAAGATTTTGATACCTGCGATTTGACCAATAAAGCCATTTCTTAATGCTTCATTTGACAATTCTGTATCTAAACCTGCGAAAGTATTTGTAAGACCAGATTTGAGGTCATATGCGATCTTTGGGTGTACTACAAGATATGTTTCATTAACAGGTAAACCTGCGGCTCTCAATGTTGAAGCGGCATTAAATACAGTGGCAGGTGATAATACTGCACTGTCTGTACCTGCGGCAGTAGAAAATCCATCAAAAAGAGCAATTAAGTCTTGATCCATTTTCTTTGCGATTGCTTCACCAAAGAGTCTACCAATATCTGCGGCTACATTTCTTGGCGCAGAGTTTCTTGCTAGGTCTGTTAATGTTGTCATTACACCAACTTCTGAAGCTGTAATAGTTACAGAACTTGGATTGATTGCAGTGTTAGATAAATCTGTTGCTTCCGCTACTGCCGCGGCACTTACCGCAGAATAAATAGGAACTTCAACTGACTTACCACCACCTGCGATTGCGTAGTTCTTCACAAGATTCTTCATTATAGATTTCTCTTGAATGACGAATTGTGCTTCAGCTACTATTTCGGTATACAGTTCACTAACTGTACTCGAGGTTGTTTCATTAGCCATAGTTATATCCTTTCATAGATATTATTTATTTAAATTGATAATCGTGCTTACACTATCTCTTTGCTTTCTATGTTCAGCATAGAGTTTCCTGTCAGCAGGATTATTCATGTCTAGTTCCGAAATGTTTATAGTCTTATTCGTGTCTGACTTACCCACATTACTAACACTTCCGCTCCCAGAGGGAGTTGCGCTTTGAAAGTGTGCGTTCTGTGTTAAAAACTCTTGCACTGCTTCATCAACAGAAAGAAGTTCACCATTGGAGTTATATCTTGGTGTTTTATCTTTATCAAGTATTTCTACTCTACCCTCTGCATTAAGTTGAACATTGTTTTTTAAAAGTTCTTTGATTTGTTCTGGATTAATTGCACCATTTTTTGAAGCAGAGTTAATTAATTGTTTGTCAATTCTTTCGTTTTTGAGTTCACTTTCTAATTTACTTAACTTCTCACTATACTCTTGGGATTTCTTTTTGATGACTTCATCAAACTTACCTCGTTCAAGAGCAAGTTCTTCTTCTTTTTTCTTTTTTTCTTCAAGAGCAGATTTTGCGTCTTCTAAATTTTCAATACCTAAATCTTTCATGATAGAAAGTTTTTGTCTTGCTAATCTTTCCTGAACTATTTTATCAATGTCTGGTTGTTTGTTTGTTGATTGTTCTTTTGTTTCTTGAACTACTTCTTCTTGTTTTGTTTCTTCTACTTTTGGTGTTTCCGTTACTTGCTCGTCAGCCATAATGCACTCCTTTGTGTCAATATATATATTATCAAGATTTAGTCTTATTTAGGTTATTCTTCAAGTAAATTATCCCAAGCTGAATCATAGGGAATAAAGCTATGTCTACAACGATAGCCACCACGATTTATAAAAGGGTCACTACCAGATTTACCTTTCCAACCTGTTGCCCATTTATCTCTAGCTTCTTGCTCTGTAAAGACACGATTTAAGTTGCTTCTACAGAAATCTCGTGTTGTTGTTATATTTGTACCTGTATATTTAAATTGAGTAATACCTGCTTCATTGGCTTTGTGCATAGTAAATTGACCATCAAATTGCATAATACTGTCATGTGCTATTTGACTAGCATATCTTCGCATATTATTTCCAAGAATATCACTTGCATATTTGCTATTTAGTTGATTTCTAGCAATTCTTACTCTTTCAAGAACTGCTTTATCACTTGAATATCTATTTTTTGCAACATAATCAGTAAGTCTATTGATTGCGCTTTCATTGCTTCTTTGATAAACGCCATTAATTGAACCACGAATATCTGTTACCATTTTCCTAAATGGCTTACCTGTGATTGCTGATTGATAAATATTATCTGCTATGACATTTAAAAATCTATTTCCAACTTCTTCAAAGCCACTAAATGATAAAAACTTTAATTGGTTAATCACTAATAAATCTGCTTGTGTTAGCTTTTTGAAGCGCTCTGGTATAGGTAATGGCTTTATGAATGCTTGGTACTCTTTGATAATTTCATCATACTCACGCACTAAAATATCTGCTTCTTTAAGGTAATTATCTTCTATTAGTTTTTTGAGACTTGGTCTAAATTGTATAGCTAATTGTGTAGATAGTTTGAGTTCACCACCTGCTAACTGTTGCAATTCTGCAACAATGTCATCTTCTAATTTTTTGAGTACACCAAGTATTCTTTCCTCATGTGTATCAATGAGTTTGTTTAATGTATCTACTTTTGCCATACATCAAACTTTAAAACCTTTTTTCCATGCTCTTAAACTCCAATATGCCGCTGATAAATTCTTTTGACCTCTTACCCTTTTCAAAACACCACCCATTCTAGCATCAAATGATCTTTTTCTCGCAGGTATACTTTTTTTTATACTCATGGTTTTTGACCCAAAGTTGATTTTCTTGATATTTCCTGTTGATTTATCTTTTACAAATACTTTGAACTTGCCAACATCTCCACGCATTGGTTTATTGAGTTTTACAGTTCTGCCTTTATATTTAGCCATTATCTTTTTTTCTTTTTGACTTTCTTTCTTTTCTTAGCTTTCAATGGTTTTCTATTAAGATAACCTTTTGTTAAAACTCTTAATGTTGAAGATGTTGTAAATGACATTATTTCTTTTTCTTTTTTTTCTTTTTCATCTTTTTAGGAGGTCTACCTACTTTTGTTCCGTATGTTCCTTTTCCGTATGGCATAATTATTCCTTTCTATTTTTTTCTGCGTTTTTTCTTTAGGTCTAAATCGTGTTTACGACTACCCCTTAAAAATGAATTAACCCTACCCATTGACCAAGCGGCCATTGGCACTCTACGGCTACCACTTGATAAAAATGCTCCTTGTCCTCGTCGATAAACTTTTGCCAAAGTTGAATATGTATATTTCTTTGATCTCTTTGCTTTTTCTCTTAAAGTTTTTTGTACTGTTGCTGATATTGCCATTATGCTCTAGTTCTCGCTTTCAATAACGCCATAGGTATTCTTTTACCTGCTTTATATAATTTTGCTACCCTTTTGATTAAACTTGCACGTCTTGATCTCTTTGCGCCTTTTAAACCAGATAAATATTTTTTTGGTACTTTGGTTTTTTTATCTTTTGGAACTTTTCTACGCTTCGGCAATTTCTTCACCTGCAATTTCTTGTGTAGTGAATTGACCAATACCTTCTGACTTAGAATCAATTTCACTATCTATCATGCTAATTTTTTCATCATCATCAACGACTGCTCTTGCAATTTGTTTATCAATCTCTTTTTTGAATGTGGCAGACTCAACACCACTTGCTTTTGCTTTTTGTAAAAATTCAAGATCACTAGCATAATCTTTTAGATTAAAAGAATCAGGATATATTACTTCTCCATCAAAAACTTTATTTTGCCATTTGGCAAAAAATCTCCATATATGTTCCTCAGCATTTTGTAAGTAATCAGCTTTCTCACTTAATCTCGCATTCAAAAGTTGGAACTCTGTTTGTAAAGCTATGCCAGATTGAACTCTATCTTGAGTGGCTCTTACTGCTCCCATGTGGGTAATTCTGTTAATAGCTTCTACTTTCATGTTAATATTGTTCATGATACTATCAAGAGATTGTGAACTTGGTTGTATTATGTAAGGTTTTAAACTTGCATCTAAATCTTCTGGCATTTCAATAATACTTCCTGCTCCTGCACTAGCTTCAACATTTGGTGTCTTAACTAAACTTGGGTGGTTTGACAATCTTATTAACTGTTCCATTTCTGAATAGTCATTGAAAATAGACTGTTGCAATTCTGCAACATCATTGAGATCAGATATACCAATGGCTCTTTTTTGAGATTTTTGGTTATACAATACAACCGCAGGTATTTCATTTAATGCGTTTGGAATTTCGTCAAGGAGTACAGGGTCACTTGCTCCAAATTCTTTTTTAAAATCATCAATTCTGTATGTGCAAATATCTTCAAGACTCCAAACTTTTACAACCGCAGTATCGTCTACTAAATCTTCAAGAAGTGTTAATGATGTCAAGTAAAATCTACCATTGAGCAATCTTTCATATTTCCAATTCAATACATTTTCTGGTGTATAAAGACTAATATATGGTCTAATATCTTGTTGTAGTTCTTCTGCTCTTGTGTTTGTAACTACATTTGGTTTATCAATAATCGCCCAACAAGTTCCATAGATACTTGCATTGACCTGCATTTCTCGTATAACATTGTCAAAACTTCTTCCGTCTAAATCTGCGTCTTGTATAAAAGAATCTAATTGTTCATCACCTGCCATACTGCCATAATCTCTTGTAGGTGAAACTCTAAATAAAAATGAAGAATAAATTTGAATTACATTTCTACAATGATTATCAATAGCAGTATTCATTGATCTTTTCATATACTCCTCGTCAGTTTCTAAGGTATATCTATTGAGCAAATAGCCATTTTGATAGTCATTGCCACCTAAATATGATCTTAGATGAAAATTCCAATCATCAAATTTTTCATCATAATGTGAATGTCTTCTTGTTAAATATTCTCTACTGTATTTTGCCATTAACTCCACCTCTTAGCGTTACTTGGTGTAAATTCTCTTTTTAAAGGATATAAATATTCCACTAAATAACCCAATGCGTCATTGAAGTGATCATAGCCACTTGTTTTATCTGGAATTGTTGTACCATCTTTGTAAATTTGCCTTTCTACACTTCTTATCACATTTTTACAGTTCTTGGCAATAAATAAACTTATCTCGCCTCTTGCGTTTTGTAATTTTGCATTAACAGAATTTATACGATCTCTTACAAGAGGGTGACTATTTCTTACTTTGATTGTAAATCCTGCATTCTTTAATATTGATAAATCAGTGATACCACCTGCACTTGTTCTTTTTTGTTTACATGCAGGGTCTGGATATATAACGATATTTTTTCCGTCAAATTTATTTCTTATTTCTTCTGCCATTTCATTAGTGTTTGAACTGTATATTTGTATTTCATCAAATATATAAATTTTATTGTCTACTATTTCACTTACGACACATGCCATCGGATCAATGTTGAAATCTAAACCTAGATGTACTGTGTTTGTCTGTGGTACATAACTTTCTTTGATATGTTTTAATCTATCAAAATTGTAGTAAATAATTCCTGCATAATTAACAAAAGAAGCTTCATATTCTTGTTGGAATGTTCTTTCATCTAAATCTTGTTTGGCTTGTTCTATTTCTTGTGCAGGAACTTGTTTTCCTTCAAGAGTAGTATATTTAAAACTTGCCCATTCTTTATCAGTTTCATGCTTTAAAAATAAATTGTAACTCCAATTACCGTAACCTCTAGGAGTTCCACAAAAGAGAACATGACCTCTACGGTCAGATAGTGTAGGTCTAAGAACTTCGTACCAAGCATTCTCTTTAATATCTGCAAATTCGTCCATACACAAGAAATCTAATCCCACACCACGAAGCGCTTGTTCATTATCAGCGCCTCGTAACGAAATTGTAGAGCCATTTCTTAATGTAGCAGTGAGATCAGAATTATTAACATGGCTTAACCATTTGTGTTTTAAAAGTCTATCAAGAAGATCACTCCATACTATCTGCTTTGCCATACGAAAAGTTGGTGCTACATACCACACTCTTTTTTTTGGATAACGAGCAAATTTAGCTAGTTCATTGATGGCTAGAAATGTTTTACCAAATCTTCTACCACTAATAAGCACTCTAAATCTTGCTTCACTACCTATTACTTCTTTTTGAGGTTTTGTTAATCCCAACTATACATCGTAAGTCCAAGGCATTGGCTTATCGTCCTCTGCGTTCACAATAACTTCTCTTTGCCCTAGAATTTGCTTTCCTAACCATATTAACATTGTGCAATTACCAGATTGTGCTTTTTCAAACTGCATACGTCTTAATGACATTTTGCCCCTGTTCTTTCCCCTTTTTATAGTATCCGCAAAATTACGTTCAAGTGTATCTACTGAGCATTCAAAAAATGACGCCATTTCTTCCATAGTGCATAGCATAGACGCTAATTTTTCTAATTTGGCTTCATCTAGTTCTATTTTAGGTCTTCCGACCTTCTTTTTTTGTATGTCTTGTTCCATATCATTTTCCTATTTTGTTATTGATAATTTCTCCCACCACTTACCCCTTTTTTTTGGAGTATAGTCAGTTTTTTCTTTCTTCCAATACTTACATTGTTGAAATAAAACTCCCATGTGTCCGAGAGGTTTTAACCTATGTACTTCTTTTTTACGAACTTTGTCAATGTAATCTACATATTCTTCCCATTTTTTTGGATAACTAAAACGCAAATGAAGCATAGAATGACATCTAACACAAAGAATGTGAATGTTATCTAAATAATCATTAAGTGTTGGACCATATTCTTCTGCATGTGGCATAGTTTTAGTGTAACCACACATTTCACAGTCACCCTCTAATTTAATTGATTTGGGTAATCTATTAAGTTTTTTAAGCAGTTTGAATTGACCAAACATTTCAAGTCTTTGTTCACCACTCCAATTCTTATAAGATTTCATAATATTTTATATATCCATGAGCCATTTTTAACCACAGATTTTACTTTCCAATTTTGTTCTATCCACCATTTTGGATTAGATGCTAATTGATCAATATAACAAGCATTATTTTGTATGAGATCATCAATAATAAATTCCATCAAAGAACTACCTAATCCTTGACCACGATATTCTTCAAGGACAAATACACTTCGTATTCTGCCTTTACCATTTTTAAGGATAGTTCCTGCTACGCCACAGAGTTTATTATCAAGATATACACCAAACCATTTGGTAGTATCAGTGTCTTTAAGGTTTACTTTGTCTTTTTTTGCTTTGTTTGCTAGTAACTTAGCAATATCAAAGTTTATTGGCTCTATGTTTATCATTTGCCATTTTCAACAGGGTACCAAGCATTTTTATATTTATAGTTTGCAATGTTTTTCATTTTAAAGACACCATCTTGATATAAAAGATCTATCTCAGATTTAGTAGCACCAATTTCTTTACATAACTGTTGACTATCAATTTTGTGTTTGTCAATAAGTTCATGAACAATCTCACTCATTTGTACTGCCACATGTGAACCTTTGGCTCTATTCATGCGAATTGTCATGATCATTCCTGTTGGTCTGTCAATATCTAGGATTGCACAAGGTACTTTACCTTTATAAATATCTTTAATAACTTTACTGTCTTTAGATAAACTCCACCTATGAAACCCATCTATAATCATTAAGTCTTTGGTTATAAGTATTGGTTGCACCCAACCTGTCTTCAAAATACTTAATTCAAGTAATCGTAGCTCTGGACTGAACACAACATTTGGATTGTAATCATTTCCATTGAGTGTATCTGCATCAAGCCATTGTATGTTGTTAATTGGGTCGTTCATTTTCTTTTCCCTTCTGGTAAAATGTTTCTTTTAAAAGAGCCACTTATGAATACTTGTAGTAAATATTTAGGTGTATAGCCAAATGGCTTTGTTCTTATAGCATTCATAACTGTGTTAAATCTTTTGATTGCCAAGGCATATTGTTCAACATCTTCTGCGAGAAAATCATCAATCCATTGACGCACTCCTCTATAATCTTTCCCATATTCTTCTTTCATTTTTTGTTTGTTGAGTTCTTTATAATATCTTTCATGCGCTAACATTTCAGGAAATATATCAATTATTCTTTGATAAAATTCTGGTGTAGTTTGTTTTATTAAATGAAATCTTTTTGCACTCTCTGCATGAAGTGGTGTTGAAACACGCAATCCACTTTCTGAATACATTTGAAGATCATATAATTTGCAGTATTCAATATCATTGTCATAAAAATATTTGAATATGTCATCTTCTTCCCAATCAAATAGAGGTTTGCATAACATTACATTACGAGCATTTTTATCACTGACTGCATTAATATAGTTATCATTAAGTTTATTTACTGATGCTCTAAATCTTATTAATGATTCACTAGCACGAATACCTGTTACAAAAGCAACTTTACCTTTGTAAAAAGTTGATGTGAATAAATCCATGGTGTATTGGTCAAAGACTCTTTCATCTCCTGCAGGTAGTGAATACCCAAATGAAGGTTTATCTCTTACCCATTTTCTATCGTTATCCCATTGTGTGTATGATTTGACCACAGATAAAACATACTTTGATGATTTCAATGGAACACAAAACCATATCATATTTATCCAATCTTTTTGTCTGTACTTATCTACAAAATTGATAACTTCATCTGGGATTACTTCTTCATCACGAAATACAACATCAACAGGTTTAGTCATTCCTCTTTCGTCTTGAACTTCTTTCATTAAATGTAAACAAGCTAATGAGTCTTTGCCTCCTGAAAACATACAAACAACAGAATCAAAAATATCGTAAATGTGATGAAGGCGTTTTTTAGTTTCTACATAAACGTTTTCGTCTATGTAACCTTTGACTTTAACCATGCTCGTTGTTGCGTATGTACTCGATCAGTCTTTGACCTATAGTTTCGTGGTGTGGATAAATTTCTTTCAATCTTTTAATAAATTGAAACCATGATTCTTGTTGTTCTTTGTTATCAAAAATTACATTGTATTGAATAATGTAATTTGCTTCCGCTCCTGCAACTTCATTTTGATCTACAACATCAACAGTATCATCATTTGTATATGTAATTAAACTTTCTAATTCTTGATTATCAAATCCTAATTTTTCTAAATCATAATTAACATCTAGAAGATCACCAAATTCAGCATTTAATAAAGGAAAATCCCATTCACTACCTTCATTAGTTTTATTATCTGCAATTCTATATGCTTTGATTTTCTCTGCTGACATATCAGCAATAAGAACAGGAACTTGTTTCAATTCTAATTGTCTACTTGCCTCAAGCCTTGTATGACCAACAACAACTGTCATAGATTTATCAACTACTATTGGTTGTTGAAATCCAAACTCTTTAATGCTGATAGCAACTTTTTCAACATTTAAATTTTTTCTAGGGTTTTTATTGTAAGGTTTAACTTCGTCTATATTAACTAATTTAATATCCATCAATGGTATGTAATTGGTTTGTAATCTATTTTTATATAATTAAGTTCTCTAAAAATAGAATCTGCCAATTCTTCTGCTTGTTTTTTATCAGTAAAATTAGCAAATTTCAAGATTACTGAATGACTCCCATCTTTTTCTTCAATAATATAAAAATTAGGTTCATAAAGATCATTATCTTTCATCAATAAAACATATTTCAATTAGATTGTTTTGCAAGTTCCTCTTGGAACTTTTCCATATCTTGTCTACTCCATGTTTGTAATCTAATACCTTTTTTATACATTTCACAATTCTGTTGAAACCTATACTTCTCATGTTCTTCTTTATCAAATACTTCTTCCTTTGGAATTTCATCTGCCCAACCTTCTGCTGAAAGCCATGTACTTGGGTGTTTTGCAAAGGTTTTATCTTTAAGATTGTCATAATAAACATTAAATAAATTAGCTAATTCTTTTGGTCTATCTTGATTTTCTTTACTTAACTTATCAAAGTTTATTCTTGCTTGTCCTTTACTCACTTTATATCTCAATAAATCCCAAAATATCTCAAAGTTATTATTTATAGTTTTAGTTATAGTATTAGTTCTAGTCTTAGTTTTAGTAGCAGTGCCTTCGCTTTGCGTTCGCAATGCGTTTGCATTCCATCTACTACTTGCGCTTTCACTAGCTTTTGTACTCACAGAAATTGCATAATCATATTCTTTCTTCAATCTTTTCTGCACATATCCATCTTCTTCTTCTGTAAAAAATAATCTTACAATCTTGTCTACGAGATCATCGTTCTTAACCTTGGGTAAATTATAAAGTATATCCTTGTCTTTAGGTAAAGTTGCTTCATGCGTCCACGCATAAAATATTAATCGTAAATACATACCTAATTCTTCTTCTGTCAAATATGAAGTATCACTGTTAAATGCGTCTACAAATAAATTCATCTTGGGTAATTTTGCCATTGTTTGTTTCTCCTGTTATAACATCTAACACACCAATAAGTATTGTCATAATTATTTATCGCAACAACCATATATTTGGTGTATTTTCGTTGGCAGTCTTTACAAATCACTAATGTTTTATCATCAGGTTTAATAAAACCTTTCATAATCAAACACCCCAGATTTTTTTTCTTAAAGGAATATTTGTTTCATTCCAAATCCAATGATCACAGTCTGGTTGGTATAAATAAGCAAAATCTTTTTTTTCATCACACATGCTTAAAACTTTGTTCATACCTTTAACAACATTGCATACTTCAATCTCATGCTCATCAGTAAATTGAATATCAACTTCTTCATGTTTTTTTGGTGTAACAATGTAAAGACTACAATTCACTTTTTTGTTATATTTTTCTTCTAGTGCTTTTTTATATATCCATTGTTGTAATTCATCTGACTTTTGTTTACGCATTTGTTTTTTAGTTTTTAAATCATAAACAAACAATTCATCTCCACCATCAAATATGAAATCTGTATAACCAATGAAGTCTATATTCTCAATGGTTGTTCTAATTTCTTCTTGGTAACTATGTAATTTGTAATTGCCTAACTTATTAAATAATGGCTCACATTGTTTGTAGAACTCTGGTATCAATTTTAAATATTTAACCACATCATCTTGGTCATAATATTCACTAAATTGTTCAGCAAATTTTTCTAAATATGTATTTAATTGAATGTCCATACCTTGCATATAATCATGTAACATTTTTTCCACTACGTTACCTGTTCTCATAGCAGGTGTAGCCACACTTTTATATCCATAAATTCTATCAATAATAAAACTCACAGGCATATTCTTAAATGAATTTAATTTAGAAAAACTCATGGGAAGTAAATCCCACTTTGCAAAATTATCGTTTGAACATTCCATTATTTTTCTAATGTATATTCTGCAAAGGTTTTGCCATTTTTAGTTATGTTTTTTGTTTCAATATTATAACCCTTTTGTCTAAGTTCTAATATTCTTGCTGAAAGTCTAAAGCAATCAAATAACTTCAATGCTTGTATTGGTGTTAATTTTTTACCTTGTTCTAAATAATTTAATATTCTTTTATTTTGTGTCATTATGTTTCTCCTTATATTGACTGTATAGTTCTTGACTGTAATTAAAAGGGTCTACTTGTAACCTTTCCCAAAACTTTCTTTCACCATATTTAAATGTCAATTCTTGATGGTGTTCAAAACAAATTGGAATACCTGTACTGTCATCACGAATCATTGCACCAATTCTATGAATGCCTTGAAGGTGATGAAATTGGATTCTATGAAAGTTTAAATATCCCTCTAAATCACAAACATAGCAAGGGTGCATTTCACACACCCAAGCCATGTACTTCTTGTCTTTGATGATCTTCCTTTTCTTAGAAAGGAATGTTTTCATCTTCTTTTTTTTCTTCGCCAACATAATCGTTTTCATCAATTTTTATGCTGACCATATCTACTTGTTTGCCACTTGCGGTTTCAGTTTTTTTCCACAATGCAACCTGTACTGTAGTTCCTGCTTTAAAGATAACATCTTCCTCTAATATTATTTTATTATTAGAATATAGAGGTTTTCTATCACCTTCTTCTTTGTCGTTATTTCTAAATAAATTAAACCAAGCCATTAAAGACCTCCTTTATTTTTTGGTTTTTCAAATTCAACAGTCACATTGTTGAGTTCGCTTTCTTCTTCAATTCCAACTTTCATCATAAAAGTTTTCATTAAAAGATATTTGTAAGCATAGGTTATCGCTTTGCCTATTCCTTTATCTTGGTTGTCATAGCCATAACCAACATAATTACCAACTTCTTTTTTCTCTTGGGTATCTATGTCAATTATTTCTGCTTTAACAGTTGCTGAAGTCAAATTACCTTCTTTGGTATGTTCAAGTACATGGGGAACAATCAACAATCTGTGTTCAAATAATTGCTCTCGTAAATTATCAGCAACATCATTCCACATTGTTACATTCCAAGCCATACCTTTTGCTTTTTTTTGCATAACCTTTTCTATGTTATGTGTTATGTCAAAAAGTTTTTTGTCTAGTGTCATAGTTTTCTCCTTAACTTAAAATTGAATGCCCACGTTCTTGTAAGCATTTGTTTACCATAGGTTTATAGCTATATTCCAATTTGTCTGGTAGCCATAATAACTGTGGTCTTATATACCAATTATAACCTTTTTTCATAGATTCATAAAGTTCATTGGTATTTTCTTTTGCAATGGCTCTGCAAGTTTGAAGATCATCGTTATATCTATAAGCAACTTCTTTGCCACTATTTCCCCTGTGATCTACCACAGGTTTGTAAGTACATGAAGACAGTATCATTATACTCAACAATATCCTTAACATCTATTTCCTCCTGTTCATGTAAACATATTGGGTACTTCGTATATCCAAGTAAATATAATTTGGATATTATATTCATAAATGGTTTTAATTGTTTATTCATTATTTTGCTCTCCTCTTTTTTCCTGCAGGTACATAATAAGCGTCTTTTATAAATTCATCTTTATTGAAGTTATCACCTGCTTTACTCAACTCATTTGCAAAATGATTTACCATTTCATAATGCTCTGTGTCATTGTTGTAATTATGTTTGCTTAAAACATCTGCAAGAAAATTATAATGTCTACTCTGTAATCTAAGAATTGGCATTGTTAAAGTTCTCCTTTCTTTCTTGGTCTTCAACCCAATTTCTAGCGACCCATATAGCATCGCTAGAATTTTTTGCTTCATAACTAGTAAAACAATCTATATTTTCATTATCACGATATATATTGTAAGTCGCACTACCATTCCAATAAATACAGATTTCATCACCTACATAGACGCAAGTTTCACCAACTTTATCACTCATTGTTTGCTTCCATTTTTTTCACACCTATATTGTCAAGACTTTTTAAATGTGATTTGTGACATTCTCTATAACCTCTTTCCCATGCTTCATGTTCAATAATGTGTATAGATCTAATTATATTATTAAGCATTCGTTTAACGTTTGCTTCACCATCAAAACCTTCAAGTATTTTGACTGTTTCTTCTTTTACGCTCATCTGTTCTCCTTTACTCTTTTTTCTACAATTACGTCACCTGCAATTACATCTACCCATTTATCAGGATCAGTAATTCCAAGTGCTTCATTAAAACAAATGGTTGCCCAAATATTTACAGGCTTCCCATAAATTTTACCTTCTTCATGTATAAACATGTTGATGACTTGTCCTTCAAACTTACCTTTGACAATCTCAATATAACCACCAACTTCTTTTTGCAGTTCTTCAAGACTTAGTTTTCCTTTTCGTAAAACATTTTTTTCATTAAAGTCTCCCCCTGCAAGTACCTTATAACTATATTTAGGCATATTCTCTCTCCCTCTTTATTGTTTTTTCAACACCATCTAAAACAATCCATCTATCGCTACTTCCAAATTCTTCACAATCTTCAACTGCCCATTCTATTTCTTCATGCGCAACATTAAATTCATGGAAAGTTTTAATCAGTTCTTTGCTAATACAATCACTCAGTAAATTATAACTAAGTCCTGCGTCTACATCATTGTCTAGTTTGTCATGTAGTTCTTTAGTAGTTCTAAGTTTATCGTTATGTTCACTCATAGTTTTCTCCTTGTTATCTTGTTACATTAAAGTTTTTTTAATGTTATTCAATACCTTTCTTTCATCATCTATAATTTTTTTTTGTACAGATGTTTTTATTCTTTTATATTGTTTTTCTCTTTCTGTTAGAATTCGTTTTCTAACTTTATAATTAACAACGTCTTCATCTATTTCATAAACAGGTACTTCAACATAACCTGTATTGTAGTATGTCAAATATTCCATATTACATTCAATGTCTGCTTCTAAGTTTTCCATTACATGCTTCCAGATTTCTTCATTCTCACTATAATTTTTAAAAGCAATCGCATATGGTGATCCTCCAAGGGCCCTACAATTATTAAATGGGTCTGTTGTCAAAGTGCAATATGGATAATTATCTTTATCAATAATATCAATTCTAATCCAATCAGGTATTCCCTTTTCTAATTTGTATTCTCTTGCCATTGAATAATTCATATTATGAAATCCCCAATCGTAAATACTCCATAATGAATATAAAGTTTCGCCCTTGTATATAAATTTATCGTTCATTTCTAATCTCCTTTACTTTTATGTCTATTTCATAAACTTGTCTTTTGTCGTCACCACGATCTGTATCGTTATAGTCTTCCGACCATATTTCTAAACCTACAGATTCATTTGCCTTGCCACCTATTGCATAAAGTGTAAATCTTCTTGTACCAAAATGACTCGTATATCCTGGTGTGTAATTATGTGTGAAGATTTCATTTATAAAGTCAGTCAGTTCATCTAAGTTTTTCATTTTTTTTCTCCTAGTCTTTCTCTTACTTTTTTAAAAATTATTTCCTTAATTATTTTTTGTTGTTTCTTTGGAACTCCCAAAATAATTATTTTATCTTCTAGTTTTTTTTTGCTCATTATCTCTCCTAGTTAATGTATAAATTGTTATGTTTATCTAACCAAAACTTTTCAACATTAAAGTCCATACCATTAGTCAATTTGTAATTACTTTTAATGCTACTTTTTTTTAGTTCAATATAAACGCCTGTATCAAAGTCAGTCAAAACAAAGCCATAAATCTTTTTAGCTTTTCTAACCATTTCACTTATAGTCATAGCTTTGGGTCTAATGTTTTTAAAATCTGTCATTTCTACCTGCATAAGCTAACAATTTAAATGTCAACTTTTTGTAAATGTTAGCAACTCTTTCTTCATAAGCTTCATTAATATTTAAGTAATGCGTTTCTGCATACTCCAAATATTTTTCCATAATGTTTGCTCTTAGTTTTTTTATTTGTTCTATATTAAGTTTCATAGTTTTCTCCTTATTGTTAAAGTTACATTAAAGTTTTTTTAAAGTAACACAATACCTAAATGATAAAAAAATACATCTTTCTTGAATTATTTATAAATTGATGTAAAGATTTAAGTTCTTATTAGGTGTTCTTTGCACCCATTAAGTTTTCTCCTAGATAGGGAGGTTTCATAGCCTCCCTATTGAAATTTAAAGTTCCTAGTATGTTTGTATAAGTTTTAGTTTAAAAAAGCTTTGATGCGCTTTAAAACAGGTTTTTTGGACATCTTTTTGACGTATGTGACCGCAGATTTGAGTATGGTATGACCAGACCCTAGATCTGTTGATGATCTCATGGTTGTTAGGTAATATGCCTTATCATCTTCATATTCTAAAAATCCTACGACCTCGCATTCTTCAATAATACATTCTTGTTTATATTCATCTCTAGAAATCCATGTATTAGAACCTGACGAGTGGTCTAAGAATTTAATGTAGATAATCACTTAGTGCATTAGGTTATGAAGAAACCATAAAGCTATAATTAATACACAGAGTTTCATAAAGTTACTCCATGACCAATATTCCAACATGGTATCTGTCATCTTGTTCCATTTTTTTTGTAGCCAAAACATCATTTTGCCACCCCCTTCGCTTTTTCGAACGATCTTAAACCCCCAAGCCCTAACATACCTAAAATTAAAGGCATTAGTTGACTTAGGTCTAAGGTTGGCAACTCTATATCACTTCCTGCTATTTTCAAAACCATAACTATAAAAGGTTGAAACAAATAAACATACCCTACTGATAACGCTGAAATCCACCCAAGTGCAGGACGCCAACCTGCAACGAAAATACTTCTATGTCCTGCCTCAACTTTATTGATATCCATTTGCTTTGTTTTTAATTGATTATCTAATTCTTGAAGTTTTATTTTTGCTTGTGCTTTTTCTTCATCACTCGTATGTAATTCATCTACAATTTTTCCAACACTACCAACAAGACCACCACTTAATATTTTATCTAACATTACAAACTCTCCATTTGTAAAGCGAGAGCATTAGCACGATTTGGTGTTTGTTTTGCCCAACGAGAATCAAGCATATGAAGCGAACTAGATTTATAATCTGCTTCTTTTAAACTTTTTCTAAAATTTTTGAAACCTAACAATCTTGGCAAACCTAATTGGAAACTCATCTCTACTACAATTTCAAATGCTTCTGCTTTTATAGAATTTTCATCAACAAATTGTCTTGCGTCATTGATTGCTTGATTTAAATCTACATTTAAAATTTTATCTACTTGTGCATTAGTAAGTGGTTGCGTTCCAAAATCTTCATCATCTCTTATAAGATGACCTACTCCTATAGTCCAATTTCCCAAATGGTCTTTGTACTTCTCGTATCTTATTCCTTCATGTTTGATGATTGATTTTTTTAATCTTTGAATGTTCATTTTTTTTCCTTTTTTAAACTTGGAAGCATTTCTTGTATTATGTTTGCTATGTCAATAAATATAACTTTCAATAATCCAATACTAACTTCTAAATAACCATATTGATTGATGTCTTCTATTTCTGATTTTGTGTATGTAATTCTAATTCTATTACCTATTCTTACTATTCTCATAAGTATATATTTTTATCCCATGAACCGTCTTTGTTCAATACCATAGGGACAATATATGGAATTCCATTAGTTATAACACCACATGAAAGTATTGGTTTTGCTAGATTTACTTTCATATATGCCATAGCTAAAGATTTTTTATCTATCATACACCCTACAGACATTCCCCAATTCAAATGAAAGTTATTAGCTACATACCTTATTTCTGAAACTGTATGAAAGTGACCTTGTACGCAACTCATAGAACTTTCTTTAACTGCTTTTGCAATATCTTTTGTAAATTGATGTGCAAATACAACTCTACCTTTATCTGTTTCCAATATGAGTTTTTCTACCCACTTCCATTTATGAGATACATCTAGTATTTCATTATAATCTTTAATAAAGAACTTTGACATTCCTTTAGCCATAGCTCTGCGTAGGATCATTGATCCATGATTACTCTCTAATAAATACATACTAGGAAATATTTTTTCTAATTGTGAACATAGACTTCTTCCTGCTAATAATTCATCAGCAGGTGCAGGTAAGTCTGGATTTATTACATGTGATACATTAACTGAATGCCAATCCATCTCATCTCCTATATGCACTACACAATCTGGTTTATAATTTTTATTTAATTTTATAAGAAATGGAAATGTGTCTTTATGATGATAAGGAAAATGAGTATCACTTATTACAAGAATTTTTTTATAAATAGCCATGTTCTGTTGCGTCTACACAAACAAACAAATATTTCTTAATGTTTTGTTGATCTAGCATTAACTTTAGATAACTTCCATTCATTTTGCAATCTTGAACGGTTTTATGTTTTTCATTGATTGAGATACATTCGCCACTAATACACATATATCCCAAGAGGAATATAGAAGATAGGGTCAAATAATAATATCTCTTAATACAATTAGAAGATTTGATAGTACAAGTATACCCACTGACCATAAAACTTTATTAATGGTATCTACTTTTTTTTCTAAATGGTATAAATGATTGTTTTTTACAGTATTTAATTCTTGTTTGATAAGTGCAATATCTTTATCTAGTTTATTTATTTTTTCAGATTGAGTTGCCATCATTAATTCCTGTTGCATTTAACTCAACTTGCGCTTGTTTGTCAAATGTTTCAATTAACTCTTTATCTTTTTTTAATTTCTCTTGATATTCTGCTAATTCTTTTTGAGTTTTTAAAACATCATCAAATGTCATAGTCATCATTTGTTTTCTTAATTCTGCGTTTCTTTCATGACCTTTTTCAAGCCTTTCTAATAAAAATTGATTATGTGTTCTAAGTTCTCTTAGTTCTTTTTTTGCTTCTTTTAATTGTTTTTCTACTTCTTTTTGTGTAGCCATCATTTTACTCCTGATAATGGGTTGTTTAATGCTTTTCTAATATCTGATTCTAATTTTTCTTCCAATAGTTTCAAGTCTTGATGTAATTGTCTATCCATGTCCTTCACTGAAGTTTCTACATCTTTAATAATACGATCTTGTAATCTAATATCTGATTTCATAGTTTTTATGTCATCTCTTAAATCATTCTTTAGTGAAGTGGCTACATCATTGACAAGGCTGACTTCTTCTAAGACCATTGAAACTTCTGATTTTAATACTGCTATTTGCTCATCATAATTAGATAAATCTGGTGCAGTGTAGCTTTCTATCTTGGCTTTCATATCTAAGTAATCATCATAGAATTTATAACCAGACCACCCACCTCCAATAATCGCACCAATTAATGATAAGATAATAAAGAACTTACCACCTTTAAA